GCCGCGCCGATCTCGGCCAGCGTCCAGGTGACGTTGCCGGTGCCGTTGACGGGCTTGCTGGCAGTGCCGATTTTGAGCGTGCGCTCGGCACCCCAGCGCGATGTGATGATGTCCGCCGTGCCGTTGAAGGACGTGCCGTTGATCTTGGTCGATGAGGTGAGTTTGTTCGCGCTGGTGGCGTTGCCGTTGAACGTGGGGGCGGTGATCGCCCCTGTAAACACGGCAGTATCGTTGGCTTCAAAGCGGACAATCCAGTGTTGCTCACCGCCCGCCGCGCCTTGCCCGGTGTCCAGCAAACCGCAGCGTGTACTCTGATTATCGGAGCGCAACTGCACCTTGCGCCCACTCGCCGGATTCAGGGTGAGCGCTGCGGTGCTGGGATGATCGATCACCAGATTGCCGCTCAGCGTGCCACCGGTGGTTTTCAGACGGCTGTCGGGGTCAAAATTGCCCGAGTGCCAGAGTTTGTACCACGGCGCGCTGCCGTTGTTGGCGGTGTTGCGGAACATCAGCCCGTGGCCGCCGAATTTGCACGCCAGTTGCAGGGCATAGTAGTTGCCGGTGTTGTTGTGGGTGAGCGAAAGCAGGTGCCACCAAGCCGTCTCTTGCACCGGCCAGCCGGGGCCGGGGGCGGACTGTTGGTAAAACCCGCTGGGGATGCGTTCGGAAATATCCGCCGGTGCGGTTTTGATGTGATGGAGTTTGTCGTTCAGCGCCTCGACCAGCCCGCCGACCTGGTTCATGGTGTGGGTGTGGCTGGCGGGCGGAAACCCGGCGGGCTTTTCCGTCACTTCGCCCCACTTGGGCCAGCGGGTCGCGGTGGCGGGTTTGCCAGTGATGTCGGCCCAGGGCTGCTTGTGGTCTCCGAGCACGTCCTTGAGCGCCTTGGGCGTGATCGCGCGGTCGGTATCTGTGCCTGCCTTGGCTTCGGCGGTGGTGGCCAGTTCGACCACGCCCTGGACGGTGGTGGTCGCGGGCGGGTTGAGAAAATTGGCGTTGCCAAAGGTGATCGATGTGGCCGCGACCTGCAGCAGCTTGATGTCAACTGACAGCAGCAGCATCGCATTGGCGGATTTGTGCATCACCGGATCGGGCTGGCCATACAGTGCAAACAGGGTGCCGTCATTCAGGTACAGGGCGAAGCTGCGCAGGGCGTAGCTGGCGGTGCTGTCATCGCGGATGGTGATGTGCAGGGTGTCGGCGGCGACGGCTGCGCCCGAGAACGTGGTCAGGCGCTTGAGTTCGCCCGGGAGCGCGGTGGCGCTCGGGGCGGGATCAAGGGCGGACGCGCTCACGCCGATTTCGGCAATGGTGACGGGGGCCAGACCCGTGTGTTCGGCATTGATCAGCGCGGCGCGGCCAGTATCGGTGATGGTGAGGGTCAGGGCAGTCATGGGTCAGCTCGCGGTCAGCCACAGGCGCACGGCAGTCACGGCGCGGGCGGCGGGGATCAGGGACAGGGGTGGGGTGAAGTGGAGCAGTGCTTCGGTGAGGGCCAGGCGGCGGTACGTCGCACCGATGGCCCCGGCGACCAGAGCCACGGTGCTGCGCGCCTGAATGCCTTGCGTCAACGTGAAGTGCGCACGCGCGGGTTTGACGCGGTGGACGGCGGCGATGACGGCATCGACCACGGCGGCGGACGCGGGCGCGCCGTCCTGATCGGCGAGGTTCAGGATCAGCTCGAAGGTGTGCGGCGGGCCGGGCGGGGAGGTCTGCCACCATTCGCGCAGGACGATGTTCGCGCCGAAGCTGCGCACCAATTGCTTGACCGCCCACGGGGTGCCTTTCAGACGGTGCAGTTCAATGGCCTGTTTGAGCAACCGGCGTTTGCTGGCGAGGGTGGTGGCGGCAGGCCAGATGGCTTCGTCGGTCAGCGAGAACTGCTCGGCCAGATATGGCAGTGCGGCTTCGGGCGCGGTATCGACCAGGTACAGCAGAAGTTGCTCCAGCGGCAGCGCTGCATGCTGTTCCCACACCAGCTCGCACAAACGGGCGAAGCGTGGATCGGCGGCGAGCGCGGGCGGCAGTGCGGGCTTATCCATGCGCGCTGCCGCCATCGGTCAGGGTGATGCCGGTGCAGCAGCCCCATTGGTGGGGTTCGAGCACCTGGAACGCGGGCGACGTCACCTGTACCCGATACACGCCGGGGACGTGCAGGGTGGCCGAGATTTGTTCGGGGACGAGGTCGAGGCCGAGGGTGCGCTGGCGGGTGGCGAGCCAGTCATCCAGCGCGGCGCGGGCGCGGGACAGGGCATCGGCGCGGTCGGCGGTGGTGTAGCAGGTCAGGGTGGCCGCAATGGCGTAGTCCACTTGTTCCGGGGTGCGCACGAGCACGTGATCGGTCAGCGGGCGCACGCGCTCGGCGGACACGGCGGCCAGGACGGTGGACAGCAGGGTGTCCGAGGGCAGACCGGTCTCGGTCAATGGATACAGCGCGACCTGGCCCGGCGGCTCGCCTTCGCTGGGGCCGTACACGGCCACATCCACAATCGACTGATGCGCGCTCATCGCGTGGTGGCGATAGGCACCGTAACTGCCCGCGTTGGTGTAGCTTTCCGGCGCGGAAATGATCCGCTCGCGGTAGCGTTCATCGGTCTCCACGTCCGCCCCGCCGCTGCTGGGGGTGAGGTTGCTGGCAGTCACTGGCAGGTTGTCTTGCAATGCCGTGATCTGGCCGGGCAGCCAGCCGTTGCCGGTCAAGCCGGGTTCGGTACATACAGCGTACACATGGACGGGGGTTGCACCGACCTCGATGTGTTCGGTTGTTGCAAAATTCACCCGCCCGTCGTTGCTGGCAACCACGCTGCCCGCCGGGATCATGACTGGCGGGCCATCGGCAGCGATGCGGGTCAAGGTGATCCCGGTCTGCGCGGCGGCGGCGGGCAGGCGCGGGGTGCCGACCAGTTCGCCCAGATAATCCAGAAGTGCGCCATCGGAAAAGCGCACCAGCAGTTTCTCGGCGGTGGCCTGAATGGCGGCATAGCTCAGCGCGATGGCATAGGCAATCTGCTGGAGATACAGGCGTTCGATCTGGCCCGGATACAGGGTTTTGCCGCTGTCCTGCTCGTAACGTTTGACCAGATCGGCCTCAATGGCGGCGGGGTCAATGTGGACAAACTCGGGCGCGGTCAGGGCGGTGCTCATGCGTACACCTGTGTTTGCTGGATCACGCCATCTGCTGCTTTCCAGCGGATGCGGATGGTGAGGTGTTCAGGGGCCGATGCAGGCTCGATCTGGACCGATTCAATGCGCATGCGCGGCTCCCAGCGGGTCAACGCGGCCACGATTTCACGCACGAGGTGCGGGCGGGCGCGGGTGATCGGCCAGTCGATGTAATCGTGGATGCGGCAGCCGAAGTGTGGACGGTGGGTATCGCTGCCGGGCGGGGTTGACAGGATGATGCGGATGGACTGGTCAATGTCGTGGATGCCCTGCACGGTCTGGCCTTCACGCGCGAGCGCGGGCTGCCAGTGGGCAGCGGCGGGAAGGGCAGTGAATGGGGCCTGTATCATGAAGACAAGGGTGCCGCTCGTTGCGCTGAACATCTTGTAAAGCACGTTAAAAAGTGGGGTTATGGGTGGGTGTGGTGATTGCTGTTGCCGGTGCCATCCATCACGCTGCCGGTGGCGTTGACGTTGCCGTCCACCTGCACGTTGCCGTTGACGGTCAGATCGCCGGTGCAGGTGGTGTGCGGAGCATCCAGCGTGACGGTATCGGCCTGTACCGTGACCTGTCCGGCGATCACCGTGACCGTGGCCGGGCCGTCGAAGGTGAAAGCGCGTGCGGACTGGTTGTAGGTGACAATCGTGCCGTCCTTGAAGCGCACATAGTCGGTATCGGCATCGGTGACCGGTGGCGGGTTGGCAGCGGAGTAAATTCCGCCCATGACAACCCCGCCTGCGCCATCGGGTTCCAGCAATACGGACACCTGCTCGCCCAGTGCAGGCAGGATGGCGCGGCGCTGGATGCCAAGCGTGTAGGTCTGGGGGACGTGCAGCCAGTACGTTTCGAGATGATCTCGCTCGGGCAGGTACACGCGGACGCGGCAGGTGGCGTAATCGAGTGCGCTGACAATGCCGTACACGAGGTCACTCATGCCGGAGTCTCCGGCACGCGGCAGGCATCGACTTCGGTAGTCAACCCGCTGCCGCGTTCGATGCTGTGGCTGATGCGCGTCATGAGCCAGGTTCCGGCAAACTGCCCCGCCGCCTCGCCGGCCAGCGCGAGCGTGCTGCCGCTTTTGAGATTCGGATTGCCCATGCACTGCCAGCTTGCGGTGCAGCGCTGGCGATGGG